TTACAGGAAAAAGTAGAGATTTCTCACTAAAAAATTCAATAAGTGCATGAATATTTTCATTACTCTTTGTAAGAATAATAAATTTCTCATCAAAACTAAAACCACATGTGTCTAAATACACATTTTTTTCTTGTAAATCTTTGCAATGTGTAAAATCTGGTACTGTTGCATTTTCTCGCCAGTTCTTTACAGTATCTACATTTGTAGATACATGTAATAATGTATAAAGTTCTGTAACCATCTTGAGAAGATGGTCATGGTTACATGCCATACGTTCGAGAAAGGGTACAATGTCGTTTGTAAAATTCTTACGAAGTGCTTCACGATTAGAGGGTATACTTACTACGGAAAATTCAACAAGTTCCCATGTTTTAATACGTAAACTTGGAAACCATATATTTTTTTGTTCTTCTTTTGGTAATTCTTCAACACTTGTAGGGATAAATCCTATAGATGTGCTATTGAGAAAATTTCCTCTCCATTGGTTTTTTACTTCTATTACACGTGCATTCATTTCTACACTAGCCCATTCCCATTGTGCTACCATAGAAGTGTCTTTTGCATCAATAGAACAGGTTTTACCTATGGGAAGTGTACCATATAGGGGGTCAAAACCATGTTGAAAGAGTACAACAGGATTAGCCATATACGGTTTAATATTCCCGCCAAGTGTTTCAACAATATGACCATGTCTATCCTTATTATTGGTAGTGATTATGGCCTTTTCAGTATTATCATTTGTTTTTGTTACTATATCGCATGGGTATTTCTCAACAATGTACGAAGATTCCATTATAGAATGATGTACATTTTCTATATAGAGTTCTTTAATTTTTTCCAATGTATCCATAAAAATTCTTACCTTTGTAATAATTCCAGGAGTTCTTTGTTAAGATGTGTGTATGCTTCTTCTTTACTTTCTTGTGGGGTAGAGGTGTGCGGTTGAGCAAGAATAACCCCGTCCTCTGTTAACTCGGATAAGGAGGAAAGTATAAACCTTTTACTACCTAATTTTTCATTGACAAGGGGTAAGCGTAATGCTTTACGATATTCATTTATCCCTATGATACCCCTGTCAAATTGTGTACGGAGTCGTAATTCCTGTTCAACCATTTCATCCCGAAATTCTTCAACGTCTTGCACATCAAACATACAATGAAGGTTTGGTCCTAAATGTTGTAAAACAAGATTATCTAAGTCTGCTTGCATTGCCCGTAACATAGGCAAGAGCCTATATTGTCGAAATATTTTTGATTGTAAGTTTGATTCTGCGAAGTTTTGATTGCTAATACCTGCAACTGCTGGTGGTACACGTTGACCACTAAGAATGTCTTGCCTGTTTAAATCTCTTCCCGTAGCAAATTCTGCATCTTTAGGTCCCATGGACACTGGCTGATACTTTAATCCACCATGTAAGATAATTGGGGAAAATTTGTTACGGGTATTCTGCAGAAATTTTATAATTTTTTCTTCTATAAGATTAAGTTTATCAGTGTTTAAGACTTGGTCAGTCATATACACGCCATGGGGTGTTGCATCATTTTCAAAAAATTTTACATTGTACTTTTGTGAGAGTAAGTCAGCAGCAATACTTAGTTTTGTAGGGTTAAGGGGACTTAACCCTTCAAATTCGTTCAAGGGATTAAATGTTTTGAAATGCACAATTTCATTTGGGGCGAAAATAACAGGTTTATCCCCTCCCTTGTTGCCACGTGGCCAGTAAAGATATTCCCGTACACCAAGTTTAGCGTCTAATGATGCCTGTATCCTGTCTGGTCTAAGGAGATAAATTTTTTCAGGTTTCTCAATAGTCCCTTGTATTTCCCAGTAGCAGTCGCCAGTAAGTCGTAAAAAACTAAATGAACCTTCCCATAGTCTATACTGCGACATTTTTGTGTTAGGAAACCTAAAAAATTTAAACATGTCCTCATAGGTTACCTCTATAGGTTTATCCCTATTTTTCATATTAAATATTTTAAAGGGAACCTGTGCAGCAGATTCAGCAATAGCACTGACAGAAACATAGACCCATACCGCGTCAATATACGATTGCATAAATGACTTATCATCTTCAAATGGCTGAGTATTCCCATGAGGTAGAGTAGAAATTATGCTACTTTCTGCTCTACCAATGGAAACATTCTTTCGTTGTATGCCAAGATTTTCCATGAACTTTTGTAACATACTCAGCCTTTACTATCCGTTTTTACAGTTACCATTTGCTTCTGTAACTGTTTCTATAAAATCTGAAAATGTTTGTAACTTTTCAGGGAATGTGTAGGAAACATCAAGAGTTGTTTCTTTACCCACTTTATAGGTTAATGTAAAATTTTGTATGTTTCCTTCTGAAAGGTGTAGCATATGCCAAATTTTATTACTGAATTCTTCTTGTGCCATGCCCATATTCTCCTAAGTAATTGCACATACTACTGTAAAAGTACAATGCCAATTTTTCGTGTAACAAGTGATACAATAACCAATGACCAATAGGCCAAATTAAACATACCAAAATAGATGACAGATTTACCAATCCAATGGGTTTCATGGGGAATTATTTTCCCTGTTAAGGCAATATAGCTAGAGATTATTGCACTAACTATATAGAAGAAAATGCCAAAAAGTAAAAGAATATTGTAATAGTCCACTGAAGGTTCCATACTGTCTCCTATATACTACTTAGTCACTGTAAAAAAATTGCTCTATTCCATTGTTCCGCATGCTAAATTGTGTAGAGAGAATAATTTCTTTTGTCAATGGGTGCACTGTAGACTTATAGTCTGACGTGTGTACATCTATACTACCCTTTTCTTTATTTGCAAGCCTGCAATACACTTCAGCATGTAAGAAATGGTCAGGTTTTGAGGATATCCATCGAAACTTGTCTGAATTTGTATCTTTTATACGTGTAGAACTACACAATTGTTCATAATACTCTTTCCCACATAAGTACAAACTATTATAGGGTAAAGCAATTCTATGTTTACGAATGTCTTCAATAACTCCATCTATACAGGCTGTACGGTCTGCACGAACATATTGTAATTTATCGTTGTACGTAACCTCGTCCATGGTAGAACCACGATGGTAATCTGCTAACCAAACAATATCTTTAAAGTTTTCCTGAAACTCTTTACATTTACGTACTTCGGGATACATGTCAATAACAAGTGTTTCAATGTTGTATCTGGAAATTAAATCTGCTAAGGTTGAAAAATTGTCTATAGTGTCTGCATAGAGCAATTTACGAATGCCATCTTCTTTCACACGTATAATTACATTGAGAACATTTCCAACGTCTACCCCTGCATGGACAGGACTGTTACCACTGTAACTTTCTGGTAGTCCATATTGTTGTTCACATTCTTTTAGCATTTCTCCAGTAATTTTTGCCCCTATAGCCTTATAGGCTAAACCGAGTTTGTTATTCCAGAATACTTGTAACTTGGTATCATTAAGAAGACTTTCAGAAAAGTCTCCCCACATATCGGCAAGTTCTACCGTAGGACTGTGTAGTTGTGAAATAGTATATCCAGATACAAGAGATATAGGGTTTCGTGGTACCCACATACCTTTATCATGTCGTGAAATAACATGACTGCACATATGACAGAACATGTCAAGTTTCTTCTTTTTCCCTTCAGCAAATTCTGTGTCTATGGGAATGTAAAATCCATTTCCATGTTCTTTCACTACATGCGTAAACCAATCAAGTATAAGGGGTTCTTTACAATTGGTACATTGTATAACCCATTCTTTTTGGTCACTTTGCAAGTACATTTCATCAATACCTAACCCCTCAACAGTAGGGTTAGAAATCCATCGTTGAAATTTATACTCTGATGCTTGAAGTCTATCAGGGACTAAAGCTAAATTTTGTTGGTCACATCTGTCAACTTCATCAATAATCATAAAATCTGCTGGAAAAGAGATAAATTCACTTTCAGAATTTGAACCAAGAAAACGAAGTACACCTCTACCAAGTTGTTTAATACCAAGATTATTTGTTTCACCAACTTGAGAATTGTAATATGGAACTTCACGAAGCACAGGGTTAATACGTTCTGCGACAAAGTCATCCCTTAGTCGTGATTTCGTTAAAATATATGCTCCTGATAATCCCATTTCCATACACATATACAACGCATCGCATAAAGCCCATTCAGACACACCAACTTGTACGGCTTTTTTCACAATAATTTTTTGGGCAGTGTCATTATATAAATCTAAAAGAAATTCTCGTTTTTCAAAGTTAAGTTTACGATATTTATGGGTAATGTGGTTTTGTGTAACAAAATTAAACCGAGATAATTGTGCAACTTTATTTTCTCGTAAATGTTTCTCTTGTAACAGGAGCAACATTTCCTTTTTTTGAAGGGGTGTTAACCGTTCAAGAAGATTATATGGTATGTCCATTTTAAGAGGTGTCATGGACAGTACCCTCTAGCAATTCTTTAATACGTATGTCAAGTTGGTCATCAGTGTACTGTTTAATGGTATGAGTAATGTCAACACTTTTGTGTTCAGTTTTACCCCATCTTTCAGGATGTTTACGCTCTAAATACCACATATCAGCGTTAACATTCGGTGGGGTAAACTTTTTAGTAATTCTTTTACTGCCATTGGGGTTTATAAGAGTTGTTTCTTCAATAACTGCCCCACCTTTTCCAGCAGTATTGAGACGTGTTAATGCAAGAATTTCTCTTTGTGCAGTAGCTTGAGCTATACGTCTAGCGAATACCTCTGTCAAAGGTGTACGTTCCTTTGGCATGAGACTATTACCCCGTTTAAGCCAGGTGATAAATGTACTAGGATGGACACCCACTGAAGTAGCTGCAATTTCATAACTTGCGCCTTCAGACACTGCAAAACAAATATTATCAATAAGTTCTGGTGTAATATGGGTAATGTCATTTAGTGAAGCTTGAACATATTTCACTGTTTTTGTAAATTCAACATCTTCGGGTTTTAAAACTATAAGTGCCATCGTGTAATCACTATATATTTTGATGTTGACAATGTACGAAAATAGTGCTATAGTTTAATATTGGATATATTATAACAT